TTGGTTGTTTTGAATACCCATATCCAGGATCAATAACTTTTACTCTAGTAATTTTTCCCTTTACAACAACAGGTTCTAAAACGGCAGATCTAAATTTACTATTAAATTCAGTATCTGTTGGATCTTTATCTACAGTTATAATAGTTGTTGCTGGATATCCTTTTCCAAAGGATTCCACATAAATTTCTTTAATAGAACCATTGACAACTAAATTTCCTAATGCAGTTGTGCCACCACTGATTTTTGGTGCAGTAAATGTTATTACTGGTGGACTTGAAACATTATAATCTGAACCACCATCAGTAACAGTAACTGTTTTAAGTGATCCTCTAGTAATGACGACGTTACTTTTCCAGTTTAATATTGGTGTGCCATCAACTAAAAATCCAACAGGTGCATCTGGCGTTGTTTTTTCTCTAAATCCTTCAAGAGATTTTGTATAAATTAAAGGTATTTTTATAAAATGTTCAGCATCTTCAACTTTAACATTTGATGGTGTTGAAAATGAATAATAAGGAATTCCTGAACTATACAGATAAACTGCTTCTTGATCTGTATATAAAGATGCAACTCCAGCAACTAAATTTTTATTCAAATTTACTGGAATATTTTCATTAGTTACCCAAGAAGTTAATAATAAATTTGATATATTAATTGATACGTCTTTTACAAATCCAATATCACCTTCTTGATAATAAGTATAATTTTTTAATATATCATATCCCACTACACCAGAGAAAATTAAGAAGTATGAATCTGGTCTATCTTTTACTGATGCTAAAGTAGAAAGATCATAAATTCTTTGCCCAATTGAATAAAAACTTGGAATTTCTTCTAATTCAAAATAATTATATTCTTTTCTTGAATATTTTACAAGATCATCACCTATTCTCAGAAAACCAACTTCTGGAAATCCAAATGTAGTATCTACATATAATCTATTGTTGATAATGTATTGAGTTATAATTGCAAATTGAGTTGCTACAATATTTTGCCCATTGCTTACCTCAAGTTCATAAACTTGACTTGAAGCAGCAAAGTTATTCTCTACCGTTTGAACATTAAATTCCTTACCATTCTGTACAAGAATTTTATCAACAAGATCTGGAATGTAATAATTATCTAACGACTCTGTACGAACAATAAATTTTGTCTGATAAATTGCATCAGATGGAGCAAGTAATTGGGATTTGTAATTAGTAATCTCAGGAACATTTTGGAAAAGATATTTAAAGTAGAATTCAATCCCTTTTGGAGTTCCTTTACTTAAATAGAAATCTTTGATTCTTTTTAGGATTAAATTAAAATTAAGTTTATCTTTATTTTCTATTAAAGAATTTTGTGGATAATTAACTAAAAATTGCTGTCTTAATTTATCAAGAAAATATAATAAGTAATTGAAAGATTGATTTAAAACAATAGAAGATGCAATATGCTTTGCTGGTTCTGTTTTAATATTTGGAACAAATCCATCTTCATAAGTTAATTCATTATAAGTGTAACCTCTTATGCAACCTTTAAATACAGTAATTTTATAAACATTAAATTCATCAGTAATATACTCTCTTTCCTTATATAAAATTACTTCGTCATCAATTTTAAGCAATCCATCAGTTCGTGGAAACTTAACGTGACCAATTACTGAAATTTCAGTATCTGTGATAGAAATAGGTTCTTTTGTAGATGCTTTTAAATCTATTTCTGCATAGGTATCAATATCTGTAATATCTAACAACCCATTGATTAAATCAATAGGATTGCCATTGGACTCCAGAAATTCATAATAACTTTGTAAAAATTTTACAAGAGTTGGATATTGATCTTGATAGAAAACTGGAAATTGATTTTGTACAGAACTAGATACAACCGATTGATTAAACATATTTAACTAGATACTGGAATTTGTCCTACGCCTGATGATCTTGATGCTGATGTAATTTGATCAAGTATTGTCACCACAGTAATATCTTCCTCAGAAATTAAAAGATAAAGATCTCTTAATGATATAATGTCATTTGATGCTGGTTTTACTGAAAATTCAATATATCCAGAACCATTTGTTGCAGAGTTAATATTAATAGCACTAATATTTATTTCACCCTTGTTATAGTCAATATTGCCAATATTTTTATTATAATAGATTTTCTTACTTCCATCAATTCTATAAATTGCTATTGTATTAGTACCAAGTTTTTCAAAGTAGAAATTGTAAAGTGGATTTTCGCCAGTAATTTTAAAAGCAGTTGATGTTACTTCAGTAGATTCTGATATTCTATTACCATAACACACTTGATAAGATGCAAAAATATTAGAAAGAATGGGAAGATTCTTTCTCATTCTAATTCTAGTGATATTAGATGTAATGCCAGGATCTACGCTATCAACTAATGATACTAACTTACTATGCTTAAACTTGCCTTTAAATTTGTTTACATCTTTAGATTCACCGAATGAGAATATAGTTTTGCGAACAAGTTCTGAAATTTCTTGTTGAGATCTTCTAGTTTTATTGGAATCATAATAAACATAACTTTCAACTTCCAAATAAAGATATGAAGGATCTTTTATTTCTGGAATAACTGAAAGAATAGTGTATTCTTTAATTGATTTTAATAAATTCTGTTTTCCTGTCGTAGTTAACGCTTCTGATCCTTTTGGTTTAGCAACAATAAAAACTTTACCATACTGTGGTGGATCTGCATCTTCTCCACCATAAACAGTTAATGATTCTAAGTTTGGAACTACTCTATTAATTAAAGTTTCATAATCTCTGATAGTTACTGCTCTATTTTGTGCAGCATAGTATCTTGGAGCAAGATATTTAATTGATGTAATAGATTCTGGTTGTGCTCCACCAGCAGATGCATTAATGACAGTAATTGTTGAATCTACATCTGAAATTATTTGAGAACCATATTCCAATGATCCTATAAATTCAAACGATGCACATTCATTAGCAATATCTTTGTCTGTAATAAAATACTCAATTGAAATAATATCCTTATTTTGTAATTTTCTACCAAATGTATTGTCACCAAAAATTAATTCAAACTGTTCGTTTTTATTTTCTTGAATAAAAAAGATTTTATCTGTTGGTCCAACTTCTGTAATATCTACTGCTTTCTTATATGATTGGGGAACACTAAATCCAGGTTCTTGTACAGATACCCTAGTAAGTTCTACATCTGAATCAGCATTAGGAATAATAAATCTTTGAGATGTTGAGGTATCATTTACATAGTTTGAATTTAAAATATTCCCTTGGTAGATATCAATTTCATTAAATGTAATTTTTCGTATACCATTTATATCAACATACGATTCTCTTGTAATGTCATCTAAAATTGAAAATGTATGACTTCCAGATCCATTACTACCAATGAAGGAAATACCTTTCTTCATTGTTAAAGATTTGATATTTGGTGATACCTGAACATCAAATGTAATAGTTGCCTTTGATGCAACAGCAGATCTTGGAGTGTATCCTACTAATTTAGCAAGAGATACTACGTTTTCACGAATAGACGCACTATCAAAAAATGCCTCATTAGCAACAAGGTTTGCATTCATTGCCGTATAATAAGTATTATACGACAAAACATCGATCAGTTGTGATAAAACTGATCCTTCAAAATTATAATCAGTGAAAACTTCTGATGATCTGAGGTACTCTTTTAAACTTTTTTTGATATCATCAAAATCTAAATTAGTTAACTGATTAAAAGCCATTATACTCTTTCTAATACGAGGTTAAGTGATTGAATATCTAAAGGAATTCCAATTATGCTATAATTAATATCTATAGCTATTGAATTAGAATCAATACTAGAATTGACTTTTATAGTCACTATTTCGACCCTTGGTTCATATGCTCTTATTGCATCTGACAATGCTGCCTCTATTGTGGCATTTGTGGTGCCATCAAAATTCTCAAATAGTGTTAAAGATGCATTTGAACCAAAAAATGGTAAGAATGGTCTTTCAAATTTAGCTGTAGTAACAATATTTTTGATTGATTGTCTAATGGCATCCTCATTTTTTAATGTCGCCACATCGCCAGTGATTGGATTACGTGTTAATGTTGGGTTAAGATCAACAAATTTTTTAGAAATTTGCGCCATTTTGCCTTCCTTTATACACTATATAGCGGTAAATTAGACGAACCACTCCACATAATCATCAAAACCATCTTTTCCGCCACATTGGCGAGAAAGACGGTCATCTGGCACTGTATATTTTGCTTTTTTTGCTAGTTTTAAGTACTTTTCTGATGCTAAATTAGTAATCAGAACCAGTGTTCCATGCTCTTTTTGCATGATTTCTGGAATAAAATCTGGATTTGGTGAGTTTGCCATTAAAAAACCTCCTTAAATTCTGTTTCCAGAACTTTTAAGGAGGTTTCTATCTCCAAAAATATTTATTTTTG